TAAAGTCTCCATCATCTTCAAGTTTCAATGCTTCAAATCCAATAGCTGTATTTTTTATACCATTTGTAAGAGTAGCAAGAGCATTATGCCCTACAGCAATTGTACCATTTGCATCTGCACTATCTATTGCGTAACCTGCTTTATATCCAATAAAAACTGAATTTGAAGTAGTAGTCAAAGTATATCCAGCATTTGAGCCAAGAGCTACATTATAATTACCTGATGTAAGTGTATCAAGTGAATGTTTTCCTACTGCTGTATTTTCATTACCAGTAGTTATTGCGGTTAAAGAAAAAGAGCCTACTCCAACATTCCCATCATTATTATTTCCTGACACACCCAACCCAGCGTGAGCTCCTAAATAAGTATTGTTTTTACCAGCTACATTATAATATCCTGCACTATCTCCTACAATAGTGCTATAAGTAGAACCAGTTGCATTTTGCATTCTTCCAGCGTCTCTACCTACTGCAACTGTAGATCCTCCTTCAGTCTCAGCTCCTAAAGCATTTTTACCAATAGCTACATTTGCATCTCCGCCCTCTAAAGCATCACCTGCTTGTGAACCAACAATTGTATTACTTGTTCCAGTTGTTAATGAATAAAGAGCGTCATTTCCTATAGCTACATTTGTATCTCCAGTAGTTAATGCAGTTAAGGTTCGGTATCCAAATGCTGTATTCCAATTTGCCCCATTCATAGCTGCATCCATTGTGTAATTACCAACAGCGACATTATAGCTTGAATCTGCATTAGCCCAAGCTCCACCACCTGAGTCTTTACCTATAAAAATATTTTCACCTGAACCTGCTGAAGTAGCTTGAGTACCACCAGCCTGTGTTCCATCCATTGCACCATATCCGATTGCAATATTATTTGCACCAGTAGTGTGTTCTTTTAATGTATCATACCCAACTGCTAGATTAGAACCACCAGTCGTAAGAACTTTTAATGAGGCGTGTCCTATCGCAATAGTTCCATTTGCCCCAGTTGAAGTAGCACCTCCACCAATAAAAGCATCCTTACCAACAACAACTGAATTACTTAACGCAACTCCTGCTGGAATAGACGAACCACTATCATATCCAATAAATATATTTCCACTAGAAGTTGTTGCTGTATCAAGTGCTCCTGTACCAATTACAACATTATAATCCCCATCTGTGATTGATTTTAACGAATCCTTACCAATTGCTACATTAAGTGAAGCATCATTGCCTTCTGCTGAATTACTATACATAGACTGATATCCAATGGCAACATTATCTTGACCATCATCTAAATATCTACCTGATTGATAACCAAGATACGAATTTCTTACAGATGCTACTGTTGCTCCATCTGCGTGTTCACCTGATTGGTATCCAACCATAACATTATGATTAGTGTTTGTACTTAAATTTTCTCCAGCACTTGTACCGATTAAAGTATTGAAAGCCCCATCTGTTAATTGATACCCAGCGAAAGCTCCTACTGCAACATTACCAGAGGAACTTGTGATTGCTTGTAATGAGCTTTTACCAACAGCAGTATTACTACCACCTCCAGTAAGCTGATAACCTGAAAAACTTCCTACAAATGTATTATCGTCACCAGTTCCACTATTTGCCTGAGCAGCTGAAGTTCCAATATAGGTGTTGTCATCTCCACTCGTATTTGAATGTCCAGCATAATCTCCAATAAATGTATTCCTATCTCCAGTAATATTATTACCAGCCTGATATCCAAAGATTGTATTATCAGCACCACTATAATGATTACTAAGACTAATGCGAGAGTTGTCATCAAGAATCATCCTTGTACTACCACCAGTTACCAATGTTAATACATTAGAACTAGCACCGCTTGACATTCCTGTATCTGTATCTGCTTTAAATGAATATCCTACATTACCTGCACTAACTCCTGAACCATCTTGTATTAATGGGTCATAATTATTAGAGCCTACTCCTACAGTACCATTAACATCAAAAGCTACAGCAGGAGTAAGAACATTAACACCAACTCGATTATTAACAGTGTCTACTTTAAAAATGTCTGAACCATCAGAATCTTTACGAACTAAAAATGCTTCAGCATTGGTTACATCTATTATTGATGTGCCTTGAATAACTTCGTTAGTTGTTATTGCAGTACTACCAGTTACAGTTAAGTCACCACCTATAGTAACGTCACCAGATATTGTACCGCCTGAGCCTAATCCAGACTCTGAGCTCATAAAATTTGTGATCATCTTAAACCTCCACTACTCTTACTGCACAAGCAGCAACACCAAGATGATTAAAATAAACCGTAGAACCTAGTCCTTGTGGGACCGTTAGAAATACTAATGTTTCTGCTGGTAATTTTAAATCATTAGATGTATTACAATCTGTAGATGATGCTGAAAAGTTAAAATATATTGCTCCAGCTGCGTATACGCCTATTTGTCCAGCTCCAGATACATCTAAATGAATTGTATTTCCTGTAGCTGTTCCACCATGAGTGGCTGCCGCATTAACGGTCCAAGTGCCACCAAAGCCTGCTGAGTTTAAAGATTCCTGTACTGATAAGTGTTGTTTCTTTGCCATGTTTGCCTCCTGCCCTAAGGATTGACGGTCCGTGAATGGGCTTGTTTATTGTTACATTAAAAAGCCGTCTGCTGGCTTTATACTAAATCCTGTGTTATCAAAGTTTCTATTTCCGTATTGTGTTCCCATCTTTATACATAAGTTCCAGTAATTTCTGAAGTAACTTGCTTTTTGCATACTTCCTTCATCCGACATTTTGTTTTCATATCCTTTCATAATGACATAGTGAACTAAACCTTCATGAAATTGATTAGGTATATTAGGCTCTTCGGCTAATGCAATGCCAGTACCAGACTCAACAAAATCCTCGTCATATACAGAACCGTATAATCTTACAGTTTTCCCTGATGTTGCTGTTGTAAAATTTGTAGTAGTATCTGCACTTGTTACTTTTGCCACCGCAATTGATGGAACATGGTAACCTGTGCTCTTCTCCGATGAATATTCAATCCACCATACATGGTCTAATGCTTTTGATTTTTCAGACATTATGAACTCGAATACTTTTCTGGTGGCTCTTGCAACCTAGATATTTGGTAATTGTTGTAGTCAACTCTATCAACATCAATAAACTTATGTTGATCAGCCCCACTACCATCAGCATCAAGATCGTCAAGCTTATAATAACGAGTGTCAGCAGTAGTAGTGAAAGTCTCTTGACCTTTAAGGATTTTAGTTTGTTCACAAAATTCATCTAATGCCTTATTTAAGTATATTCTAATTTCTGTTTCTGTCATTTCGGGATGATGTTTCTGGACCATCTCAATCATTTGCTGTTGTTTCATTATTCAATTTCTCCTATTAATATGTCTACTTTAGCTAGTGTTGAAGAGCTAGTGCTGTTTAAAGTAATAGCGTGACCCGGGAAATTATTATTTTTAAAAGGAATAATTAAAAAATCACCAATTCCTTGCAATTCTATAAAAGCTGCAGAAACACCACTTACACCAACATTAACATCTGGAATACCAGACCCAGCTGCTTCTCTAATACCCATATACCAAAAATCAAGTTGTATATTAGCATCGTTAAATATAGTAGAATCCTCTAGATTTACCCCACTAGTCGTAGTGGTATAATCTTTATAGTTAACTTTAGATGATGTAGAACTAAAATTTACCTCATTAGAACCGCCTAAAACTTTATCAATATTACTATGTACTATTCTAATCTTACCACCATCTGCGGATTCAACTTCTTCTACCGGAGTTACTTTTCCAGAATATTGAATTTTAAAAGAATCAGCCATTATCCTTTTTGTATTCCTTGTACTGCTTGTGCATACTGAGCTTGAAGAACCTGTAGCTCTTGAAACATTAACGTATGTTCTTGAGAAAATCTTTGTAAATCATTTGTATATGATTGTACCTGTGCGTTCAATTCGTTGCTATAATTTTGTAGTTCAGCTTGATATTTCTGTAGTAACTGAGCATCATCTTGTGATGACAGCCTAGCATTTTCCACAGCTTTTTGAACTTCTGCCTGATACTCTACATTAGCGTCATTAAATATATTCATCTTATTTTGCATTGCTTGAGAGTAAGTATTTAAATATGTACTTATTTTTTGTAGTTGTGCTGATGCTAATTCAGTATCTTCTTCGTCTTCGATCATATGTCCAAGAACTTCAAACCAATCACTAAAATCTAAAAAATCTGCATCTGTACCAATTGTTCCACTTGTAATAGTAGCGGTTAATTCTTCTGTTGCTCCAGCTATTGTAGGAGCTGTATAAGCAGGTGCTGTTGGTAAAGTACCTATTTGATTTGATGATAAACTTGGTACTGAAGGAGTAGATGGAAATACTAAACCAGTAGGCAGGGATGTTCTCTTATCTGCTAACTGTCTTAATCTTCCTTTAACCGCTGCTCCTAATAAAATTGCAGGCTCTAGATCTTCTGCTACTATAGTTCCACTACTTGCGTAACTACCAAATGAGTCTCCATAAGCTATAGTAGGAAATTTAACTGCAAATACTTGCCCACCAGATGGCTTAACATATGCTTTATTTTTTATAATATAACATATAGGATTTTTAGTTGTAGCAAAATAGATAGAGTCAGAATCTGTATACCTTGCTGTTTTATCAGGTTGAGCCTTAGTTGCCTCATATCCATCTTTTTTAGCATAGAGAAATTTAGAATTAGATAAACTAGCTCCTGTCCCTGTATCATCTATTTCTTCAGCCATTATTTCAAGAACATTTCTAGGTGCAATGTTAACTAACTCCCTAGCTGTATCTGTACAGAAATCAGATATAGCAGCCGTATCTCCTACGCTGCCGATTAAGTCTTCTATTTTTGTTTGATATGTTGCCATAATTCATACGAGGGGAGACTATTAATCTCCCCCCGAGTTTAGTTACCGTTATGTATTAACTTGCTCCAAACGCTATTCCGTTTGTAGTTACCTTTGAGCAACTATCAACGACATACCACTTTGATCCGTCAGATACTAAAGAAACATAGTCACCAGCAACAGTTGCAGAACCGAACTGAATAAAATCATCAGTTCCAGCCGCATTGTCACCAGCTCCTGTTTGAGCCATTATACCACCCACAAGATTATTGCCTTCAGCAGAAAGTACTTTACATACTGCTGTATCATAGGCACTAATCTGAATGATTTTTAACTCTATTCCTTTATCACAAGCTGGTAGAGTAACAACTAAAGCACCTGCACTACTTGGAGGTGTAAAGACTATTACTTTCCCACTATCTGCCTTTTGCAATGTTGCACTAGCAGTAAGGGCTTTAACGCCACCATTTGTACCACCTAGATAAGGTCTAGCCATAATAAGCCTCCTTAATCTGTAACTTTAAACAGATGATGACTTTCAATCAATGAGATACCAACGCCTTCATCAGAGAAGTATTGATCTTTTACTCCGTCAAAAGCATTATCTGTTTTGATGTTAGTTTGATACATTGGCGAACGATACTGAGCATGGAATAAATTCTCCTCACTTACAGCGAGCATATATTTATTATAAGGTCCACGCAAAGCTGGAGTTGGAATTAATTGCAATATGCCATGAGGAGTTTCAAGGACTTTATAATTAAATCCAAGAGAATCCCTTTTCATATCACTCATATTAACTGTCCATCCAGAGTTACCTGCCATACCAGAAGTACCAGCGATCTTTGACCAATATCCTAATGCACCAGCACCACAGAAAGCTCTCTTTACACCAGCTTCAGGAACGTACTGGAAAACTTTTTCCATATCATCCACAAAGTTAGAGTAAGTATAGCTTGCCTCTGAGATACTAAAGACATTCTGATAATCATAAGATGATCCGCTTTCACCATATTTATCCATTGCACTTACTATACCATAAGTAGAACGAATAATATTTCCAGCAGTATCTACTCTGCCACCATCAGCAAAAGACTCAACAACGTCAGCTGATTTGTTACCAGCATCATACGCTGCACCACCTAAATCAGTTCCACCAACACGAGTACCAAAAAGGAAAGCCTTTTCTTTCTGCATTTTGTGTTCCTGATTTTTTTGTGCACGTAAACGTGCCAACTCTGATGATTCACCACGTAAAGACGCAGCTAGAAGTGTTCCGGTAATCTGCAGAGGAGTTTTGAATATCTGTGAAGAATTCCAAACTACTTGCAGTTCATCAGACCAAGCTTCAGGTGCTGTCATACCTTCACCTTGTGCATTACCAATTACATGGTAAACACTACTGGTAGTGGGGCTAAAAGCTCCACTTAAAGATACAACTTTTACATGACTTGCATCTGTGACTGATTTTATTACTACGACACCTAGTTTAGTTGTCTCACTAGAATTCCAACATTCACAAACTAATCCAATCCATGAATCATCACAGGCTGGCAATCCTTTAATGCCTGTAATAGTGTCGATTGCTACAGCTGTATCATCGTCTGCTATTGATGTAGCGGAACCTGATCCTGCTGTAAATGTTTGTTTAACCCAAGGATTACGATGTTCAAACATCTTAAAGATTGGGTCGGGTACTTTTCTGGTTTCTCTATTTGAAATCACGGTAGTGAAGGGGGCAACGTCTGTCCACAGTTCTTTTACAACTTGTGGGCTTACGTAAAAATCCCGTCTATCCGTAAAGAGGACACCAGAACCTTTTAGGAGCTTTTCTGTTGCTGCCATTTTTATTGTCCTTTATTTTATCGCTTCAAAGCCATTAAGCCAGCGTTAAACATATCTTCATCATTCATTGGAGCTTCTGTTTTGCCAGTCTCTACTGCTGCAGTTCTTGGCATAGCAGCTATCTCCCTTTCTCTGACGACTTGTTCTTTACGCTGTTGGATTTGAGCATTAGGTGCATCCTTCATTTGAAACAGCTTTGCTAAGTGATCAACAGTAACATTCGCAGGATTACTAGCCCATTGTACAAAATCATTTGCACGGGACTGGTCCCAACCATAATTACTGACCGCATGATTATATGCATTATTGCGTAGTGAATTTGCTTCCTGTTCCAGCATAGCTTGCTGGTACTTTCTAGCATACTCATCTTCACGAACTTGTTCCCTTTTTTCAATAAAAGAGATATAATCATCTTGGTATTGTTCCTTTTGCAATCTGAATTTAAAAGACGCACTTTCGGGGTCATTATACGCATCAACCTCGTTGTAGTTGACTGGTTTCTCCGGTTTAACGGGTGACTTCAATGAAGGCTCTTGAGCTTGCTCAACAGGTTGTCCATTGGAGGGTGATTGCTGTGCACTCTGCATAGCTTGCTCACGATAGTAAGCTAACTCTTGCTGAGTTGCGGACAGTTCGCCCTTCACCTTGTCTGCCTGACTTTGCCAGTATTCAAACCTACTCGGGTCTGCTTTTGCAGATGATTGTTCTTGAGAACTCTCCACACTTTCAGCCTGTTGTTCTCCTACAGGCGTTTCGTTGATTGATGGTCCAGTTGTGTCCACATCAAACATTTGAGTGTTTGTTGCGTCATCACCTGCCGGGATAGCTGCTCCTTCAACAGGAACCTTTGCATCCTCTACTCCGTAACCGAACGGGTCAGCATCAACTTGTATTTTTGCTTCTTGTGCTACTTCAGCCATTTTATTCTCCTTTGCGATTTGTTTTCAGCAACCGCTGTTATGATAGACCTACTTTAGTATTGGTAGCTTTTTTCACTTCTTCACGAAGTTTCTTAAGCTCATCTGAGGCTCTTTCCTTATATAGCTGTGTAGCCATTTCGGCTTTTGCCTCAGCCTTTGCCAATTTTTTCTCGAACTCTTTAACTTCAACTCTTTTACGGTCGTGGATTGATTCACGTTGGGCAGTCTGGAGGTCACCTTCAAGCTTCTTGATCTGTTCAGTTTGCTGCTGGACCTGACTTTGCAATTGTTGCATCTGCCCAGCTCTCTCCAAAACTCCTTCCATATCAGCAACATCAGTTTGTTTTAAAACTTCTGTTTGATCGATTAATCCTGATTTATAGAGTTCCATGTAATACTCAAATCTAGCCCATCTATTAGATGGTAGGGTAGAGCCAGACACAACAATTATATCGTATTTGCCTACCGTGATATCATTTATCTTTTCAATTACTTGCCCAGATACATCATCATAGATATTCTGGTTTATTCTTACTTCAGATGGTTTGTTATTCGGTTGTATCAGTCTTACTGTTTTTTCACTCTGATATACAAACTGAATCAAACCAACGACAGATCTCGCTAGTTGATTTAAAGATGCTTCAATATCGTCTTTCTTTGAGTTAATTCTTCTTTGTCCAAACTCATCCATTGCTATAGTTCCTTTGAACGTCTGAGGTGCTCCACCTACATCACCCTGCATAAAAGTATATATACCTAATATTCTTTCAATATCCTGCTTTGCATCTGCTTCATTCTTATAAAGCTCATTAGGTAAGGGTACTGGTCCGGCTACAATAGGCTGACCCAATTCAGGATCGAATTCTATTACAGCCGTACCAGCTTTTGCCCACTCTTCCTCAAGTTGTTTTTTGTTCATTGAGCCACGAGGGATAAGCAACTTGACGTTCGTGGAAGAGCTGGCGTGAGCAACGATGAGAGAACGAATTTTGTTAATGTATTCTTGCAGTCCCCTTACAAGTCTTACATCACTTGTAGGGTATGGATTACGATTATGACCATTCATAAATGGAACAATCGGATAATCTTCTATTGGAAGTATAATAGAATAAAGATACTCATCTCCAACTGAGATACATTGTTTAATATTTGTATTCATTACCTTAGTAACCATTATTTTATCACTATCAATAAGGATTCCTTTGTCAATAATGTCTATGTTTACAGTACTATTTGGTACTGAATCGAGATGCTCCTCTCCAGCCATAGGAGTAGGTTGACCAGTTTGAGGGTCAACCATTAAATGATATACTTTACCAACCTGCTCTGCTATCTGCATCTGCTGATTTACTGCTTGAGACTCTGTAAGTATTTGCTGGTTATCAGCAGTAGTTACTATAACTGCAGGTTCTTCACGATACTCAGCATACTGAGGGTCGTTTAAAATAACTTCTCTATTTTCAAAAGGGTCAAATATTTTATAATAAGGAGTTTTTACTTTTGTATATCTTTCAAATACTTCTAATTCTCTCTCGTCATCTGTATTTAATAATGCTTGCTTTCTAGATTGCGGTACAACTTCCTCATCAAATAGTCCAAATCTATTCTCATCGTAATCACTTATATGACTTGTTTCCTGAGAACTCCTGATTGATTCTTCAAACTCAGGATACATCTCAATTAATTCTTTTTCTGTCATACGCTTTGCTACAACAATGTTAGAAGCATCCCTGCAAAATGGATCTTCTGCATCGGGGTCAATGTATACAGATAGAGGGTCAATAGACTTAACCATTACTTCACCTCTGCCGAAATCAGCATCAGGCTTAATATAGGACATCATTACACCCATGCCTTTAACGTAATAATCATCTATGCAGCGTTTTAATTCTGCATTGCCTACTGAGATATCCCATACCCAAGACATTAAATCAGAGAATATTCTACCTACTTTTGTATCAGAAGTATCCCTTCCTGTTGATTGAAACTTAGGTGCATTAGAAGTGAGCATTGCTTTTGCTTGTTCTACTGCTGGATGTATTACATTAACAACTAAAGGCTCTTGTGCTCGTGCACGTAAAGCATTTACTTGTTCTTTTTTCCATTGTTTACCAGAGCGAAACTCTGAATCTTCTACAGCTTGTCTAGACCACCTTTTACGAGCAGAGCTATAGTCGCTAAATAGATCGTGAGTATATTGAGTCTCAGGATGTTTTTGTGGCATGTGGTCCTAACATATATATAATTATTCTTTAAAATTTAAGTAAAGTTTAAGCTGTCATCCAGTCAAATTGTCCAGATTTTGTAAAATGCTTCGTTTTCGTCTCTTCTTCCTCTTCTATTTTATGAAATGGAGCATATATTTTCTTCATAGCATAATACATTCCATCGAGGAGGTCATCATGCTTTGCTCTGGGATATAATAGCATCTCATCCTTTATTTCAAGCATATCTTCTTGAATATAAACTTTTTTCTGTGCAAAATAAGGTTCAAGCGTTTCTAATCTGGCTGATTTGCTATTTCTAGGGTTTTCTCGTATCTCTAATCCCGATATAAAGAGATTTTCCTCATCACATCTTTGTTTTACGTACTCTCGTAGCATTTCCTGATAACCAACAGACTCAATTCGTACTTTTACTGGCTTATATATTTTAAAGTACTCAATAATGTGGTCTGCTAGGCTCATGGGAGTTGCACGTTTACGATAGTAAGGTAAGAGGAATCGATTATTGTCGTTATCAATAGCAACTGCGACTATTGTTGAATAATCAGCAGTACTTTTGGTAGACGATGCGGGATCAACCCCCATGAACACATTTACTGGCACACTTTCTTCTACATCCTTGCCATTTCTTTTTGTTATCTTCAAATATGCTTCATCATCATCATTATGATGTAGCGTTCCTGCATAATATTGAAAATATGATTCTTTAAACAGTTGGTCCTCATCTCCAATGATCTTACATAGATATTCTCTGTAGAATACAGATACTCTGTTAATAGATTCTAATTCTTCTTTCTTTTTCTGAAGTTTTTCAATAGGATGCCATTCTTCCCATAGAGATATCTTTTTATCCAAGTCTGGTGCAAAATAAAGATTCTCCCATCCTTTCATCTCCTTCAAAGTTTCGACCATACATCTTTGATGTTGAGGTGTGCCGATAATAACTATCCTGCCGCACTTAGGGTCTAGGGATGGAACGGCAGACTGCAGCAGCCATCTTAGGTTTACTTCCATTGCTTCTGCTGTTTTGGTGTTATTTTCGTCTTCCGGGTCGTCTACTATTATCATTGTAGGTCGCTGATTGCCTTTTTTAATCCCCCTTAACTGCTGTCCTGTACCTTTACAGATAATCATAGAGCCATCTTTCAGTTCAATCTCTGATTTAGCCCATTGTCTTGCTGAATGTTGTCCCCAATATCCAA